GGCCCCCGCGAGGGGGCCTCTCGGCGCAGTGCAGCATTCTCCCCTTGAGTTACTTAGGGGGAGGTTCCCAGAATAAACTGGGATGGACCGATGGAGCTCTGATGCCCTTGAGTGTAACAACGCGGAAACGCGTTCTTGGCCCATATAAAATTGGGTCAAGCAGGAGATTCAGTCAGTCCGTCATTCCTAAGGGTGCGCCGGGCTCTTGCCCGGCTTTCCCGAAGGGTGTCTGGACTGCTGTTCCCTGGCCATCACTAAAGGGGACACAGGTTACTGTGTCGCAGGGCAATCGTTGGAGAACCCGTAAAGCAGGTTCTCACGACGATATCGGAGGAGATTTCTTTACGCAGAAGAAATTCTACGTGGGGAATCCGCAAAGGGTTAAAATCCAATGCGGCTCCTTCGACTTCAACCAGTGCAGGCGGGATGACACCTTCTTTGAAGGTGACATCCTCCCCTGTTCACCGTCACAGTTTTCGTTCCCTCCGGCGAGTAATTCGTCGGATGCACAGTTGAATGTGCTTGGAGCGAAGGCTGTCGGACTGGCTATGCCCACTCCCGTCGTCACGGATCTGTCCGTTACGTTGGCAGAAGGTCTTCAGAATATTCCGAAGATCGGAGCTGACGTGCTCAAGGGGGGAATCCAAACCGCAAAGAATGCGGGAAGTGATTTCCTCAATCTTGAGTTCGGATGGAAGCCGTTGATCGCCGACCTGTCTAAGACATTTGGCGCCATGGAAACATTTGAAGATCAAATTCTTCAGTGGAACCGTGACGTTAATAAGTCTGTCAGGCGGAAGACGACGTTGCCATCAGTTACTTCCACGGAGCTGATTGGGGCTGGGACTTTTGTCCCATTCGGGGGTAATGATACCACCCTCGATTCCCAATTGCTTGCGCGGAAGTTCGGTGCCGTGGTTATACGCCGTGAGTTAACGCGGCGTACGTGGTTCTCCGGTGAGTTCGTCTATAAGGTCGGGATCGAGATTGACACCTCGACTTCCGGCTTTAGCGGACTCATGGCGAAGGCGCGGAATCTAAGCCGCGTCCTCAAAACGGATATCACACCAGATACTCTCTGGAACCTAGCACCGTGGAGCTGGGCCATTGATTGGTTTTCCAGCGCTGGTGATGTTATTGCCAACGCTGAGAATTTTACCAAATATGGTCTTGTTATGCGGTACGGGTATCTGATGGATCATACCATCGTTAAAGATACCTATTCCCGGGTTCTCCCTGAAGACTCCTTTACGGGAGTCAACAGGTTTCCCGTCACCTCGAGTTTTTCGCTCATAACTGAGACGAAAACTCGTAGGCGAGCTAACCCCTTCGGTTTTGGAGTAAGTTGGAGCGGTTTGTCACCGCACCAGCTCTCCATCGCCGCTGCTTTGGGAGTTTCCCGAGGTTAGCGGTGGATGTCGCACGCGCTTAACAACGCCAATGGGGGCCCAGTCCGGGCTCCTAGGAGTGATGCCTATGGCTCTAACCGATCCCCAAACCGTCACAATCTCTGCTGCGACAACCGCCCTCCCGCGCGTAAGCGTGGATGAGACGGAGTCGGAGTATTTGAGTGCGGACGGCCTGATCAAGCTAACTGCGTCCCATTCCTATGGGAAGAGGACGCGGCGCATGGTCCGGATCGATCACGCGAAGTTGACCTCAGATCCCTTCAAGCCGGCGGAAAACGTGAAGGTCGGAATGGCCGTTTACACGGTCTTCGATCTCCCGCCCGCTGGCTATACGGGGGCTGAGGCCCTTGCGGTGTGGACAGGCTTTAACGCCCAACTCACCGCGACTTCGAATGCGGTCGTCACCAAGATTCTCGGTGGCGAGTCGTAGAGGTGGAGAGGACCCGAAGAAGAGTCCTCTTAGTCATTCTGGCTCAGATGATGGGGCGGAGATTAACGTCTACTTGAAGGTCAGCTATAAAACTGTCCTTCTTGTGGTCGTTGTCTTCGACTTCATTCACCTGAGTATCAGAGAGATTTATAGCGCCGGGTGGTTCGAGCAATTGCTCGGATTGTCCTAGCGTTTTCTCGCCGTAAGGCATGACTGTCCGCTGGGCTTGTTACCCAGTTGGATCACTCCGTGTTGTGAGCTAGTCTGCAGGTCTAATCAAACAGATCGGGGTTTCCCGAGTAATCGGGATATCCTCCCGAGAAAGGACTCAAATGAGTTCAGTCAACGGGGGATCTTCCCCCACCCGCAGTCCGGCGGATTTGGTTCGCTTGGCTAACGCCAAGTGGACCGCGTACGTCGGGTACTGCGATGTGCGGTTCACCCGCCTAGTTATCGGCAACGATGTCGAGATTTTCGACACCGTTAACCGTTGCCAGGTGGATGAGTCGGATCTGCGCGAATTCCTGCAGATCTCACGTTAGTTCCGTAGGCTATGGATCCTGAACCTTCGATAGAGGAGGTTACCTCTGCAAAGAGGACAGGTGAAAAGCCTGACGTCACTCTGGTCCATGCTGGCCGAGGAATCGGCTAGCAGATGCCACACTAGCGCCACTCAGGACATTAATACCGTCCTGAGGCGAGTCGAACATGAGGGGTTGTCGTTTTTAACGATAACCCTACCTGACTTTGGAAAAGCCACCGAAAAGTGGCTTGACCAGGGTCAAGTCGGTATCCACCCATCGTTCAGTAATGGACGACGGGGAAGTCTCCTCCCAGTTTTCATGGGGGGTTTCTTCAACCGTGTGTTCGACCGGAGTAGTGGCTTGTTACTCGAGAACCCGTGTTTGGATGCTATATCTTCCATTCGTCAGTTAACACTGATGTTTGGTAAGATGCAGCTTCGCTGCTCGAAAGAGCGTGAAGCTGCTGCCATCCGTGGGTACCTCGAGTGTGAGCAGGATGTTCGACAGTCAGATGCTGAACTCTCCCTTAGTGATTTGGGGGAGTTCAGTGGTATGTCTGACTTGCTATTCGGTGAGGTTTTTGGCCATTTGGATAGAGATATCCTTTTTGACCGCCTCATTCCGAAGCATGGTCCAGGATCAACCGCCGACCGCTTACTGGGAAACCAGAAGTGGAATCAGCGGACCTGGACTAGCCGGCTTGAGAGGGTTATGCCCTCTTCAAGCTATCTTATCCCTAATCGCCGTTTTACGGACGTTTTGGACAAGGTGAACATCCTCGAACCTGGAGAAGAGCAACCCGTTAAGGTTGTTCTTGTTCCTAAGACGCTCAAGACACCCCGCGTTATTGCGATGGAACCTACGTGCATGCAATATGCACAGCAGGCTCTCGATCGTCGATTGCGCGAGTTCATCAAGAGAGATAACAATCTCAAGATGATGGTTGGATTAGATGACCAGTCCCCTAACAGGGACATGGCGAAACTAGGATCGATTGATAACCGATCCGCAACACTCGATATGAGTGATGCTTCCGACCGTGTCTCGAATGAGCTCGTTCGGGAGATGGTTAGTCGGTGGCCCTTTTTAGCATGGGCCGTCGATGCAACCAGATCCCGCCGGGCTCTCGTAGATGGCAAGCCTATTCGGCTTGCCAAATACGCGTCGATGGGTTCAGCACTTTGTTTCTCGGTGGAAGCCATGGTCTTTTTGACTCTGGTTTTCGTCGGGATTCAGAGATCGCTTAACAGGCCCCTTACTGCGAAGGACGTAAAACGCCTTCGTAGCTCGGTGCGCGTTTACGGGGATGATCTGATTGTTCCCGTGGACCATGTGTATACTGTCGTTCGGGTACTTGAGGCTTTCGGCTCTCGAGTAAACCTGGACAAGTCTTTCTGGACTGGAAAGTTCAGAGAGTCTTGTGGTAAGGAGTACTACGACGGGCACGACGTTAGTATCGTTCGTGTCCGGCGTGTCCTCCCGACGCGACAGCAGGATGCTGCCGAGGTTCAGTCTCTCGTAAGCCTCCGGAACCAACTCTATATGAGTGGTTACTGGAGGACCGTGAGATACCTGGATTCCAAGATCGCCGGGTTGATTAAATTCTTCCCGACGGTCGGACCAGAGTCCTCGGTACTGGGCAGGGTTTCCTTTGTGGGCGAGACCTTTGGGTATCGCTTCACTCGGGTTCACCCAAGCCGTCAAACCCCCCTTGTTAAGGGGTTTGTAGTGTCGGCCAAACCCCCCAGTGATATACTGGGAGGGACTGGTGCCCTACTTAAGTGTTTGCTTAAGTCAGGCAACTCGGCTGCGTTGTCCCCCGCCGAAATCGGGGAGACTCCATGGCTGGGCCCTGGAGCATCTGTAAGTGGTCCTTTTGGGATCACCCATGATGCCACTTTGTGGGCTAGCTTTCCGCAAAGTGATGCAACACACTTAGAGCGTTCTGGACGCCCTCAGCGCGTCAGCATCAAGCTGAGGTGGAGCCCTCCCTTTTAGGAGGGGGGTGCCGGCAACCAGGCCGGTGGGGGAGACCAAGTCCCTGCCTGACCGTTAATAGCGGCAGGCAAGGGGAGGTCTCCTGTTTGGCTTCGCGCGCCCGCTTGCGCGCGCGCGTTCTGCCAAAGGGGGATTGCACTTGGCAGTGC